ACAGGATCGGCTATTTCCAACAGAGAGGACTTGTTAGATGTCCTAACTATTCTTGCTCCAGAGGAAACACCTGTCCTTTCATCCGCCAACAAACAAAAAGCATCAAGCACATTTGTTGAGTGGACAGTTGATAGTTTGGCTGCACCAAGTACCACAGGAGTTGCAGAAGGAGCTGACGTAACTAGCTTCACTGACAAATTCTCAGGTCGTGCACGCCTTGGTAACTACGTACAAAAATTCCGTCGTGATTATATGGTTTCTGACCTACAAGAAGCAGTCGATTCTGTCGGCCCTGCTAAGGTAGCTCAAGCAGAAGCTAAAGCAATCCGCGAACTAAAACGTGACGTAGAGGCAACATTAATTTCTACAAACGACCGCTCTGTTGAAAACGGTTCAAGTACATCTTACGGACTTCGTGGATTAGGCGATTGGCTTGATTCAGCTGGCCCATCAGATGTTCCTTCTGATTTCCGTACACCAGCAGACAGCATCTACACAACTTCAGAAGCTAATTCCACTGCGTTTACAGAATCAGCCCTTAATGACATTATTACAAGCATCTACAAAGTAACTGGTGCTACTAATAATCTTACATTAGTTGCTGACACTGGTTTACGTCGTGTCATCAGTGACTTCGCTCGTTTACAAAGTGCTGATGGTACTTCAATCCGTGACGTTAACTATGATGGAGGTTCTTCTTCAATCAAGTTATCTGTTGAGCTTTATCAATCAGATCACGGTGTTATCTCAATCGTAAACGCTAACCCTGATTGTACACCTAACTTCGGTGGTAATACTACTGATAGCTCAGGATTCATCGTTAACCCAGAATACTTTGGTATTGCTGAGTTAATACCTATGGGTTCAACTCGTCTACCTAACTTAGGTGGCGGTGAGCGTGGATTTGTTGATTGTGCTCTTACATCCCTAATGTACCACCCTGGTGCACACGGATTAATCCAAGACGTTACTTAATAACTAGGAGGTAAAATATTATGACAAGATTAACAATAAATGAAGCTGGAACTTCTGGCTATACAGATGAATTAATTCTTACTCCAAGTGACTTCACTACTGCTGCTGGAAATACTACAACTGTAGTAAACTTTCCTGTTAAAGCTGGTGACCTTATTGATGCGTGTGCATTGATAGTAACTGAAGCATTTAGCACAAGTTCTAATATTACCATTGGCCCAGATGCTAACGCTGTTGATGGCGGAAGCACTGCTGACGCAGATGGTTTTATTGAAGCTGATAATGCTAATGCAACAGGAACTTCTGTCAATACTGGTGATTTACTAGATGATGGAGGAGGTGCAGGTGAAAACCGCTTTAAGGTTCACACTGATGGAAACATTACTATTACAGCTGCTAGTGCATTAAACGATGACACAAGCGGACGTATGAGAGTATTGTTCAGTGTCAAAAGAACAAACTTCTAAATAATTCTCGGTATGGGGGCGAAAGCCCCCTACCTTTTATTTATGACTAACATTATTACAAATGTACCTCGTAGCTTTACGGATGGTGAAGTTGATGCAGCCTTTATGAAAGAGATCATAAATGGTTTTAAGCTAGAAGCAGCCACTGAGGCAGATCGAGTAAATATTGCGAGAAAAGAAGCTCGCCAAGAACAAGGCAAGACACATCCAGTGCTAGGTAAATGTGTTGCTACAATGCCTGCCCGTGAGTTTTTTAGGCTCACAAATAAGTATGGACACCATCACGTTCATTCTAAAGAATTTTTAAAATATTATAATAAAAAGTTTTCGGACTTATCGCCAAATAAAATATAATGCAAACAAGAACCTACGGAGACTTATTTAAGTTAGTACAATCATTTGCAGGTGTAACAGCTTTTTCGGATAATGAGCAAGACGACATTGCTAATTTAATAAATCGTAGGTATCAATCCGCATATAATACAAGTCAAATTTGGCCAAGATATTTAGTAATAGGTGAAAAAAGAAATATTAATTCATTTGTAATTTTACCAGGTTTAGGCGTAAATACTTATAATAATCTTTTATTTTATAAAGTAGGGAAAGACGGTTCAAGTCCATTTAGTGATGTATATATTCCTTCTAATATTACTGTTGGTACCAATGATACTTTAAATGTAAGAAAAACTTTTGATAGTGGTACTACTAATAGTCGCTGGAGAGTATTTCAAAATACTTGGTCATTAGGATCACAAGTTGGTAGTGGAGCAGGTGTTACTTTTAATTTAGTAGATAAGGTATGGAATGCTACTAATACAGGAATAACTTTTTTCCTCCAATCAGACCTTGAAAGTAATTTAACCACTCCTATTTCATATGATAACCCAGCAGATGTTGAACAATACTTAGAGGGGCAAAATTTTGGAGTAGCTCAAGTAGGAGGACAATTGCTTTTAAAAAAAGTATGTTGTATAGGGTTTGATGAAAAATATGAAGCTGACTCAAATACAGGTTTTGTTACTAGCAAGCCTACTATAGGCGAATTTATTAGAATACATAAACAAAAACCATTTTTAAATAATTCATCCTTGGAGTACGATTTTTTTGTAGATGACTTAGGAGCACATATTTTAAATAAAATAAGTTCAGAAGATAGTTATGTTTATGTAACTTATAAAAAACCATTTACTGCATTTACTACATCATCTAATTTTACAACTTCAACAGAAGAAGTACCAGGAGAGTTCTTTCAATACATAGCATATGGAAGTTATGCTGATTTTTTACGTATGGATGGTCAGCATAATAAAGCACAACTTGAAGACCAAAATGCAGAATTTGCATTAGCACAACAATTAGAGAGAGTTGATGCTATAATGAATAACAACACAATTAACAAAAAATTCTCTACTTACGTAAATAGACAATCACGATGAACTCAAGAACAACTAATTTATATCCAAAACCTACACCTGGCGTAACAGCTATGGAAATGCTTTCTGTAGATAGTACATCGGTACAGCATACTTTTGCCACAACATATAATCGCCTTACTAGATACGTGGTATTAGATGTACAAGATGCAGATGCATATGTAACATACACAGGTGAAAACGCTAGTGATACAGTAGGTCATAGATTATTTGCTGGCCGAAGTTATACTTGGGCAGTAGAAACTGCACAGCAAGCTAAGTTTGTAGCAACTGGAAGTACAACATCTGTTATAGCAGCATCAGAATTTACTGACTAATGCCTTACGAAAAACTAGCTTCTGCTGAGAATATTCTCAAGGGTAATCTAGCATCAGCTTGGAATATTCTTGAAGGTACCTCTGGCGATTATACTGATTTAGGTATTGCTCGTAGATTCGGTGGTGCTACAGCTGCTTACTCATTGCGAGATATTGGTGCAATGAATGGTAGAGTAGTAAAGGTTCGTAGAAATAACGATAGTCAAGAAGAAGATTTTTCAGCAAATCAAATAGAAGCTGGAGTCCTAGAAAATTTTTGCAATAATGTACTAACAGTAGGTACAGCAGTAAATGGTACGGGTTCATTTCCTTATGGTTCATTTACAGCAAATGGTAACACTGGTTTTAGTGCAGACAATTCTGGTGGTTCTACCGCATCAGCTGGATTTCCTTACACTTTTAAAACTGGTGATATAATGACTGTTACATATACTGTGAGTAATTTTACTAGTGATTCTGGTTTAAGTCCAGCAATCAGAGGAACAACTGGAACTGGTAGTACTACTCAAGTAGCTGGTGGCGGTACTACATTTACGGCTAATGGAACATATACAGATACACTTACAGCCACCGCTGATGGAACACATTTAATGTATGCTGATGGTAATACTGGTTCTTATACTATAAGCAATTTTGCAGTAACATCTCATAAGACAGATGGCTTTGTTACTAAATGGTATGATCAAAGTGGTAATGGTAGAGATGCTAGTCAAACAACTCCAGCAAGCCAACCGTTCATAGTGCAAAATGGGGCACAGGTAAAACTGCAAAGTCTTCCTAGTGTAAACTTTGCTGGAAGAGGTTCTTCTAGTGCAAGAGGTCTTGTAACAAATTACGATATATCATCTGAGGGCAACTTAACTGAGTATAGCATTTATGCTGCATTTGATAACAATAGTCTTACTCCTCGGGCTTCACTTTTTACTGCTGGTGACCCTATTAATGGTTCTACTTCTTATGGTGGATTTGATATATTTGTGAACAGTAGCGGAGGCAGATTAGAGATTAACCATCAAGAACACGGTACTAGCACTATAACAACAGTTCGTCCAGTAGATGATTTTAATAGTGGAGATACTTACAGAATATTAACAGTAAATTATAATTCATCAAGCTTACTTTCAAAATTAATAAATGTTACAAGTGATAGTAATGCGGAAAACACAAGTCCACAAAAACCAGTAGCAAGAGATGGTAATGCAACAGCACAGTATTTAAAAATTGGTGCAGCGTATACATTTCAATACACAGATTCTTGGCAAGGATTTATATCAGAAATAATAATGTTTGAAAAAGACATTAGGTCAGACAATGATGACATTGTTAGTGATTTAACGAGTTTTTATGGACAACCATCATCTACACCATAACCAATAATTTAATTATGAGCGAAGAAACAATAAATTATTTAGTATACGACACAGAAGTTGATGCAATTGCGAGAGCAGACATAGAGGGTGCTAGAAGAGGTTACGCTTACCATAATACACCAGATGGAGTAAGTAGATACCATACTTATCCTCAAATAACTGCTGATGCAAAGTATGCACTAGTTGTAAACGAATACGAACTAACAGACGATGAAACAGCAGCTATAGTAACTGATGTCAAATTTCTAGAATTATAGGGAAAATAAAATGGAAGCAATGACTAGTAGAGTAGCAATGGGTTCAGCAGGGTTTTTCGCTTGCTTAGGATTGCAAGAGATTAACCAAGTAGTTAGTCTAATTGTTGGTTGTGCTACACTTATATTTTTAGGACTTTCTATATATAAATTAATCAAGGAGATGAAATGAGTACAGAATTATTAGCAATGCTAGGTGGTGGAGCAAGTGGATTTTTGTTCAAACTTATCGGCACATTAGTACAGAATCAAGCAGCAGTTACTGAAGGCTTGATCAAAAAACAACAAGCATCAGACGCAAGTGCAGATGCAGCAGCAGCTAGGGTAGATACCTTTGGTGCTTGGACACGTAGAATTATCGTGTTAACAGTATTGTTTGGTGTAATTATTGCACCATTTATATTAGCACACAGTGAAGAGGGTGTTACTGTAGCAAGTGAATATAGTAAATGGTTTGGATTTGCTAAAGGCACAGTTTACCAAACTCTTCACGGATACATAATTTTACCAGAAATAAAAACAGCGGTTATTAGTATTATTTCCTTTTACTTTGGAAGTGCCGCAGTAAGTAAATAATTATGAAATGTAAATTATGTAAATGGATAAGCAAACTGCCAAAAATAAACTCAAAGAATTGCGAGATTCTCTGTCCGAAGTTTTGGATGGAAAGAATCACCAAAGTTCTGAAGAGATTAAAGAGCAGTCTGCTGAAGCTATCCAGCAAGCCCGTTCAGCTAGTAAGCAGCTTAAAAAGTCGCTTCTTGAAAAAATAAAAGATCTACCTGTTGTACAGAAGGTTAGTGAGCTAGGTACCGCTGGTAGTGTTGCTGTAAGTACAGCCGCAGTTACTCAAACAAATGTCGCAATAGATCAGACAGAAGTCTTCGTGGCAAGTGTCGCAAACGATATTGTGGAGGAGCGTATCGAGGCCCCAATGTTTATTGATACCTTTGTTGACTTCCACGCTTTGAATGATTGGGGTCAAGTTGTGCTTATAGAAAAGGTTTCCGAGGCTCAGGCTTTCGTTGCTGAGGCTTCCGAACAACTACAGACTTCCACTCAATCTGCCCCTTCTCAGGATTCCACACCTGAACCCGCTGCTTCTTCCAATAGTTCTTCCTCTGAAAAATCCGCTCAAAGCGGTCAGCCACAACAAACTGATAAATCACAAGGGACACAAAACAAAGGGCAAGAATCAAAAGGAGAAAATTCATCTAAAAATAACGATTCAAAAGAAGATAACAAAGGTAAACAAGAATCAGCCCAAGAATCCAAAACTGAAGAACAGAAAGAATCTCAAGAAAATAAATCATCCTCTAATGCTGATACAAAGTCAGAGGCTGTCAAGAATAATATACCTGTAGTTAACACACCTATTGATATAATAGACGAAGTTAAACCTCACTCTAGTATAATACCAGTATCATCTACTAACTAATGGAATTTTTTAAATACATATTTGAAAATTATAAAGATAACATCTTAGGTATGACCTTTGCTTATATTGGCATCATATCGATTTTCATTATGTTTTTACCTAAAGACAATATCATCAGTAAGCTCTTTAAAGAGTTTGCTTCAATCCTTACTTCACTATTCAAAAAATGAGCCACGAAATACAATACCTAAACAACGACTCCGATTACGATTGGGGCGAAAGCATATCACTATCTAACTATAATTACTTCTTTGTACCATCAATACCCGAATGGGCATATGGAGAATTTGATGGACTTCTTTACGAAGGAGTTCAATATAACTGGGATGAAGTTGATTACCGATTATCTGTTGAATACAACAGTGTACCTGAACCAGCGAGTGTAGGTGTTATAATGGGATTAGCGCTAATTTGTATAGTATTATTTAAAAAATGAAACCTAACAAAAAACTTACAGCAAAACAAAAAAAAATAGCAAGTGCCGCTGCTCCAAAAGATAAAATTACTGGAGCTGATTTCAGAGCACTTAGGAGAAAAATATAACAATTAACAAAAGGATATATTATGCCAATGGGAAAAGGAACATACGGTAGCAAACGAGGAAGACCACCAATGAAAAATGGTATGAAAAAAAGAGGAATGCGAAAAAGATAATTATGCAAAGAAAAATATTATCAGTTGCTCGCAAATTAGAAAAAGCGAGTAAAGCTCACGCTGGTCAAGCCAAACTATTGAAATCACTAGCTAAGAATGGCAAGAAAAAAAATAGGTAAAAAAGGTAAATCAGGAGGTAAAATATGTCCTGAAGGTAAAGCTTGGGCTCGACGTACATTTGATACATACCCATCTGCGTATGCAAACTTAGCCGCAAGTAAATATTGTAAGGATCCTAACTATGCCAAAAAAGCAAAAGGTGGCAAAAGAAAGGGTAGATAACATTATGAGTAACGAATATATAATCAGTTTCAGATCAACTATAACAGATCAATATGGCAACAAAACACGAGGCCCTGGATTTGGTTCTACACTTAAGGTAAAAGCCGATAATAAAAAAGACGCTTTGTCTAAAGCAAAGGAACTTGATAAATATAAGGCAAATCAAAAAGACTATAAAGCTAGAGTAAATAGGGAATTAAGCACTGGCGAAAGAATGAGAGTATCAACAAATGTGTTAGAGGTTCCTAAATCAAGTGGGGGTAAAAACCTTAGAAGCGTAGGTGGCGGAGGCGGTGGAGGTCGATTACCTTCATTTATAGGAAATAGAAAATTAATACCTTAATTATGGGACAACTTAAGAATTGGCTAAAACAAGATTGGGTAAGGATAGGTACAGATGGTTCAATCAAAGGAAAGTGCGGAACATCTAAAAACAAAAAAAGACCCGACAGATGCTTACCAAGAGCAAAGGCACAATCTTTGTCAAAAACTGAGCGAGCTGCAACAGCAAGAAAGAAAAAGTCAGGGCAAAGAAGGGGCAAGACGGTTGTTGCGAATACTCCTAGGGCTAAAGTAAGAACTAAAAAATAATGAAGAAAGGAATGCCAATAGAAACCGCAAGGGATAAAAAAGGTAAAAACCCCGTGACTGGACGAATGGGTTATAAAGCAAGCGAATACAAACCAGTCGGTAGAATTTTAAAGGATTATAATCCAGATGAATTTAAAAGAAAACTTATATGAGAAAGGAGCACAAAAGCAAAAAAGGCGGACTTACTGCAAAGGGACGTGCGTACTTTAAAAGAAAGACTGGTGCTAATCTCAAACCACCTGCACCAAATCCAAAAACTAAAAAAGATAAAGCTCGAAAAAAATCTTTTTGTGCTAGAATGGCTGGAGTAAAAGGGCCAATGAAAGATAAAAAAGGAAGACCAACTCGTAAAGCACTTGCACTGCGTAGATGGAAATGTTAATTTATGCCAAGATATTCTGCATATGGATCTTTAGATGACCGCGTTCAACAAGAAGGCGATCGTGGTTTTATTGGGTTTAATAATAGATTACGTCCTGATCAGTTACAACCAGGATTATTAGCTGATTCACAAAATGCTCGGTTAGGAACTAACGGAGAATGGCAAGTACGTAAAGGTATAGATAAGCTTACTTCTCCTGTTACTGTCGGAGCTAATTCTTTAACACTACCATTTTTTCTTAAAGATACACCAGAGGATACGACTCTTGAAGCAATATCTAGTGGTAACTTGGTGCTTACATTTAGTGATCACGGATTAGGTTCTTCTGGGAGTGGTAAGGTAAAACTTAGTGGATTTAGCGGAGTATCAGTTGTTCCTTCTACAGCAGATGGAATGCACGCTGTTACTATAACTGACGCAAATACTTTAACTCTATCTGATAAAACATACACTAGCGTAACCGCAGGTAGCGGAGCTATAACCTTAGGGCAACCTACATTAACCGACGGATTGATTGATCAACTATATGGTTCTTGCCCATTCACAAATCCAAACGTAAGTGCATCCGAAGTACAGAACTATATTATTATTGCAACTAACGCTCAAGCGTTTGCGGTAAATGTAAACACAGAAAAATCATATAGTATAGGTTACGAAAGTTCGCAAACTATATCTAGTGATGTTAGTATGCTTCAAGCTTTTAACAAGGTCTTTATATTCAGAGGTACGGATGTTACACTAGAAAACTCTTTGAAAGTTGGCCCAATCACTTCTGTATCTAAGGGTGGTAGTAATAATACTACAATTACAGTAAATACTGAGCACAATCATTTTCTAACAACTAGTGACAAAGTTACTATTACAGGATTAACTAGTAGTGCTGGCGTTACAATGACAGGAACTTTTGACGTAGCCTCAGTTACTGATCCTGATACATTTACATATAGTGTAGGCGGAACTACAGATCCAGGAACTATTACCGTTACAGATGCAGGATTTGCGACACCATTTACAAAAGTAGCTAGTGGAACTTTTTCGCAACCAACAGTATTAGATGCTTCTGGATTTGCTATAACAAATGGAGTTGCTACGGTTACAGTAAGTAATTCTCTTAGTGAAGGAAATACAGTAGAGTGCATTACACCTGGTGCGGGTAGTGGTATTACACAAGGCACACGATTTGAAGTAGCAACAGCATCGAGTTCAGAGTTTACGTTTAAAATAGATAGTGCAAATGTAACAAATCAAACCGATACAGAATTTATGGCACCGCAATCAGTATCGGGAGGGTTCTCACATATGCCTGCTGCCGAATTTGGACATTATCACGAAAGGCGTTTAGTCCTACCATTTAAGAATTCAGTTGACGCAAGCACTGATTCATATACATATAGGCAAATTCAAGACGAACTTATATTTTCAGATATTCTTGATAGCGATACTTATGATCCTATTTTTAATCAATTTAGATTTAACGCTGGGAGAGCTGATAGAATTATAGGTCTTCATTCTTTTAGTGAAGATATATTGATGGTATTTAACAGAAATAGTATACACTTAGTTGGAAACACTACAGATCTAAGAAATGCAACAAATAAATTACTCACTGATGAAATTGGATTAGTGGCTAAAGACAGTATACAACAAATAGGGAATCAAATATTATTTCTTTCAGATAATGGTGTATATGGAGTAGGATTTATAGAGGACTATAAATTACGCGGAACTGAATTGCCACTTAGTGAATCTATACAAGGAACTATTAATAGAATAAATACAATTTATGCCGATAAAGCACAATCAGTATACTTTGATAATAGATATTATCTAGCGGTGCCCTTAGATCAATCTAATCGAAATAATGCTATTATAATATATAATTTTTTAAACAAACAATGGGAATCAATAGATAGTGTAAATGATCCAGATTTTCATATTACCAATATGTTTGTAGTAGGAGAATCAGACAAACGAGGCGTTTACATTACTAATGATATAGGCGGTATTAATCGCTTAGAAACTAATGATAGTGGTACCGATCAAGTAATATTAACAACTGGAGGTGCGGATGAAAATATATCTATCTTAGCAGTAGGGACGACACGTCAATTTACACTAGGTAAATTAGATAGAAAAAAATGGAAATCATTTGAAATGCACGTAGAATCATCTACGGATAATGTATCTGATTTTGACATTTCTGTTGAATGCGAAAATATAGATAGAACTATTAGCCTTGGTTCTTTATCATCATTTCATAATAATACACTATTAGAAGCAGGAGAAGATATTTCAATAAGAGGTAGAATAGGTAATCCACGAGCATATGGTGTACAATTTACAATAAATAATACCACAGGTCGGCCTAGATTAAGAGCCATCAAAGCAGATGGTATTGAATCATTTAGAACAGTAGAAAAAGCAGTATAATATGTCAGCCCCTTCAGCATCAGGAACAGGAGTATTAAATAAACCTACAGCATTTGGGGCAACCAGTGCAGTAACATCAACTAATTTAAATGCTCACGTAGACAATGCAGTCTTCAACGATAATGCAATAGATGATTCTACTATTAGCATAAATGATTCAGGTAAATTATTTGTTAAAGATTTAGGGATTGGATCATCACAATTAGGCACTGATTCAGTGATTACAGCTAAAATAGCTGATGATGCGATTACATCAGCTTTAATAGCAGATAATGTAGCTTTAGGTGGTGTTCCAACTGCTGCAACTGCAAGTGCTAGTACAAATACTACACAGATAGCTACTACCGAATATGTTAGAACTGAAATACCTAATATGTTTACTCCTTCTACATATGGGGGGGAAGAAAGTATTACATTGCCAAATGGATTAATAATTAAAACAGGGACTAAAGACGTAACAGCTGAGTCAAGCCCTTATACTTTAGCATTCGGTTCAGCATTTACTAATGCTTTGGTTAGTGCACAGGTAACACAATTACTAGATAGCAACACATTGCAAAGTCCCTGTCACTTAAAAAGTATTTCAGCTGCTAATATAGTGGTAGCTTTTGATACTGATGTTACTCATTTACATTATTTAGTAATAGGAAGATAATATGGCAGAACAAGTAGAAGTAGAACCAGTTAATGTATTAGAATCACAACGTGAGTATTTAGAAGCAATCACAGATCCTACGTTGCTAATGCAACAACTAGATGCTGAAAGTATTTACGGCCCTCAATTTGATGCTATATCTTTAGCTAGAACTCAAACTCTTTTAGAGGGATTCAACCCACAAGAAAGTGCGGCTTACGCGTCAGCGATGGCAAAGAAAGCATCGCTACAAGCACGTCAACAATCAGGCACAGTTTTTACTGACGCCCAAAAAACTCAACAAGTAGATACATTACTTGGCACATTATATGGTGATACATATCAAGATAGAGATGGAAACATTGTTGCTCCTGTAGCTTTAAAAGCTGATACAAGCAAAAAGTTGACAGGAAGTGCTGAGGTTAGAAGTCCAGCAGGTAAATATTTCAATAAAGCTATTGACCGCTATAATCAAGGACTAGGATTTGAAGAAAATGATGTATATAACTCACGAGAACCATCAAGAACTTTTGAAGAACTAGAAGATTATTTGCGAGGACGAGGGGTAATAATAGATAATCCTGCAAGGCTAGAATACGATACACGGAGAGCTGCTATACAAGGTCAGTTTGATGCCACAGGCGGAATATCTGATGCACAAATTGCTGATGAATTACAAGATGTAGAAGCTGAAATTACTAGAATTGAAGCACTCCCTACTACTAAGGGATTAGTTCAAATGGCTGACGAATCAGCTAGAGCAGCTGCCCAAACACAGAATGCAGTCAATGATGCACTAAGACAAGGAGATATAGAAAGTCTTGAACGGTTAGGGGAACAAGCAACAGAGGCATTACGTAACGCTGATCCTCAAACAAAAGCAATTGTTGAAGAATCGGTTAAATTAGCAGAAAGAGCTACAGCGGCTGCAGAGGTTGGTGTCCAAGCTGATCAAGAAAGAAATAATTTACAAGCAGTTGCTAATAGACAACAAGCTCGTATTTCTGAATTGGAACAAATTCCCGTAACTAGTTTAAGTGATGCTCAACAGACAGAATTAAATGAGTTAAAATTTCAACGACAACAAACACTTGGTAGAGCTTCTCAATTAGCAGAACTTTCTACAAACGCTAGAACTGGTGTTCCAGGCGTAGAGGGTTTAAAGACTTTACAAGCAGCTCGTGAAGATATAGCTGCTGGAAGAGAAACTGCGGCTACTGCACGAATGGGTCAAGCTGTTGGTGGAGCAGGTACTGATATTGCTGCTATGCAATCGCTTTTAGGGGCACAACAAGCTAGACAGGCAGGATTGGAAACTGCTGCGGGGGCTGATTTATTAGCGCAAAACACACCATTTGATATAGCTCGTGATAGATCTAGAGATTTAGGAACTTCGGCAGCAAGATTGGCTCAAGAGGCTAGAGGATTAGGCGGATTTACAGCAGACAGAGAAGTTTATGGTAAATATGTTACTCCAGAGCAACAAGCTTTAACAGCGTTAGCACAAGAAGCGGGTACAAGAACTACACCTGAAGAATTATTAGCGTTAAGAGATTTAGCAGGAACTGCTGACTTAACTCAAAGAGCAGCTGACATTGGAACTCAGGCGGCAGCTACAGGAGGTCAAGCAGGAGTAAGCACAGCTTTAAGTGATTTAGCTACAGCAGGTGCTGGGTTAGCTGATACAGGTGCTATGTCTGCAGGTCAGAGAGATGTTAAAACACGTTTTGGGCTAAATCAAAACCGAGCAACTGCCTTTGGAGACGCGACAGCAGCCACAGGAGCACAACAAGAACTTAGGGGTGGATTAGATGCAGCAGATACAAGGGCTGTTGCTCTAGGAAATCTTGGGGCAACGACTGCAGCTCAACAAGCTCAACTAGATAGGTTAACTGCCGATCAAGGTATTGGTGATACTTTAGGTGGAGGACTAGCGGCACAAGCTCGTCAAGATGCACTAGCTACGATTCAAGGAAGAGGATCTGAATTATATGGAGCAGATAGTTCTGGTCGCCTTAAATCTCTTAGAGGCGAACCAGATTTAGCTAGAACATATGCTGAAACACAAATGGGACGTGGTGATACTCTTTTTGACCAAGCGGCTCAACGAGGCTTTGATCCAACAGGTACTCTTTTCAGGGGACGTGCTGAGGCAGATTTAATTACGAATCAAGCTAGACAATTAGCACAAGATGCTACGGGGCCATTATCTGCAGAACGTAGACGTATGGCAGAACAAGCTGCGAGACAAAGAGCTGCAAGAACTGGAAGATTAGGGGATCAGGCTACATTAGCAGCTGAATTGTTAGGACGTGAAGAATCAAGAGCGGCACTTCGAGCAGAGGCTAGAGAAGCGGCTAGATTAGCTACAGACTTGCAAGGTGTATTTTCTGATAGAGCTTTACGAGCTCAAGAGCAAGCAAGAGCTGATGCCCTAGCATTGGGTGAAGCAGGTCTAGGAGCACAACAACAAGCATTTTCACAACAAGCTGCATTAGAGCAAGCTATCTTGGAAGAAAACAGATTGCGTAGAGGTGAAGCAACCGAGATGGAAATGGATGCTTTAGCCGCACAAGCTGAGCAAGCTCAAGCAAGAGAAACACAAACTTTACAAAGACAAGTTGCTGCAGCAAACGAAAGAGCACAACGTGAAGCTCAAATCCAATCTTTAACATCTCAATTAGTCCAACAAGGACTTGATGCGGCAACAGCTTCAGCACAAGCTGAGGCTACTGTTAATCAGCAAAGACTTGCTTTAGAAAGCGACATTGCCCAACAAGGTATTACTCGCGGACAAACTGCCTTAGATGCACTTAATCAAATTGCACAACAACGATCTGAGTTTGAGGCACAATTAGTTGCCCAAGGAATGAGTGCTGCTGAAGCCGCACAACAAGCACAACAAGCAGCCTTATCTACTCAAGCTGATTTAGAAACTAATATAGCTCAACAAGGATTAGCTGCACAGCAAATGGGAATTGATGCAGAATTAGCATCTAGACAACTTGGATTCCAGCAAGCACGAGCTGCTGAACAAGCAATTGCTGATGAAGCTAGAGCTCTTCGAGAAGAAGAAGTTGGATTAGTTCAAAGTAATTTAGCTAGAATTGACGATCTAAGAAGATCAGCCGTTGAAGCTGGTGCGTTAGCATCTCAGACACAAGCTAATATTGCCCAAATGGAATTTGATGAAGCATCTAGAAGACGGGCAGAAGCTACTCAAGCTGCTGATACTGCATTTGCACAACAACAAGCTATCTCAGAACAAAGACAAGCCGAGGAGGCTAGACGTTTTGAGGAAGCCGCACGATTAAGAGAAGAAGGTATGGCTGAAGCTCAAATGGCAGCTAATCAACAGCAAGCTATAATTGATGCTCAAATAGAACAGCGTAGAATAGAAGATGCTCGACAAGAGTCATTAAGAGCTGATGAATTAGCAGGTAGAACATTAGGTGCACAGATTACTGGTATGCAATTAGATGCTGCTACAACTGCTGCAGAATTTGACACAGAAGAAGCTAGGAGACGTAGAGCAGAATTAGCTGCTGCTGAACAAACCGCATTTAGTACACAAGCTCAACTTGCAAATATGGATGCAGCTGAAGAGCAAAATCTATTTAATCAAGCAGTTACTGGTCAACAATTAGCTTTTGGTCAAAGTGCACAAACTGGTGGCGATGTATCTAACGTAATCCTAGGCAGAAGCTCAGGAGCGGGTGGAACGGGAACTGGTTTAGCACTAGGAGCTGGAGCTGCAGGACAACAATTCGCTCCATTATTTGATGCTTCTGCGGGTACAAACTTAGCAATGGCACAGCAAGCAAATCAAGCTGGATTAGATATAGCTAATTTACAAGCTGACGCATCTGCAACACCTACTTCTAGTAATAAACCTAGCAGTTTAAGTAAGATTGCAAGTGTAATTGGTACATTTTCAAAGATATGCTGGGTAGCTCGCGAGGTATATGGAGAGGCTAATCCTAAATGGGTAAGATTCCGCGAATGGATGCTTACTAAAGGCCCAAGATGGTTCTTAAATCTTTACATTAAATATGGCGAAAGGTTTGCTAAATTTATTTCAAACAAGCCTATGTTAAAATTAATAATCAGAAAATGGATGGATACTAAAATATGAGAGCAAGATTTGGAGGAGGGATAGATCCCCGTTTAGGGTTAATTGATTACAGTGGTATTGCACGAGCCGCTGAAATACGAGCTCGTAATAATCGTATGCGCGAGGAAGATGAAGAGCGTAAACGCCAAGAAAAGATGAAGGCTGTTGGTAGTATTCTTCAAACACTCAAACAGAAAAGTGATGAAAATAAAAAGATAGATCTTTTTTCAGAAAATGCGTACAGAAAACTTGGAAGTGAAGATAAAGCAGATCAAAGGTTCTTAAACCTATTTGGCATAAATGAAGGTATGTTTGGGGATATGAATGAAAAAGAAAAAATGGAGGCTATTAGAAATACCTTTAGAACTTTAGGGATAGATCAAGTTGTTGATTTAAATAATGCTTATCAACTTTCTGAATTAAAACTCCAAGGAGATATAGAGTTACAGAAAGTTAAAAATGAAGAGTTTGATATAAGTAAAATTACTGATAAAGATCCAAATACATTTGATAAAACACCTAGTCCAGAAAAACTTGAAGAGCTTTATAACCAAGGTGTACGGCAAATAACTGTTGCGGGGCAAGTGGTTCCTATACTGCCTCCTGAAGAAGAAGATACAGTATCACCGTTTTCATCTGAAAGAAAAAAAAATATAATACAGACGCCAAATTTGGGCGATGAATTAATGGACAAATTCTCTAATCCAAGAACAAGGTCTCGATAAATGTTATGTCTACATTTAGAATAGGTGAACCTATTGAAGCAAAATCTAAATTTCGTATCGGTGAATCAATAGATGATGCAGAAGAAAAAGCTAGAAGAGGCTATCTCAAAGAAGGAGTTAGCTTTCTTACTGATATAGCTATTGCAGAAGGTGGACGTATTGGCGCTACAGCTGGTGGTGCTGCTATAGGTACTGCTATCTTACCAGGATTTGGTACTTTGATTGGAGGTACAATTGGTTATATTGCGGGTGGACTAGGTGCTGGTGCAGCAGGTTCTATTGCTCGTCAAAAAATGTTTGATAAAGATGCTGAAGTAAGTGAAGGGCAAGTCGTAGCTGATGCTTTGTTGAATTTAGTTCCTGGTTCAGGTATTGGGAAAACAGTTATGCGTAAAGCCGCGGCTCAAGCTGGTATTGGTGCCAGTATGTCTGTTGGCGGGCAACTGATAGAAAGAGCTATTGAAGAAGGTAGGTTACCAACTAAAGAAGAATTAAGTGTAGCAGGTCTTACAGGTGCCGCACTTGGTGGCGCACTAGGATTATCGGGATCAGCTTCAGAAAAAGCTTTTGGTAAATTTTTAGGTAAACCTATAGATAATTTAAATGCAGCACTAAAGGCAGGAGATCCTGATGCTAAAGCACTTATTGGGCAAACCAATATGACTGCTCGCGAATATGCTGATGCAACAACAAAACGATACGAAGAGTTCTATCTTAGAAATCGCGAAAAGTATGATGATGAATTTATTCGTGCTAAAGTATTACAAAATAATGTTGCTGGTGGATTCCTAAAGCAAAAGGGTAAACTTAAAGTTGAAGATGATTCTATGGACTATGCGATGCAAAGAGCATTAGCAGAAGGTAGAATTGATGCTAAGATAAACCAAGTAGAAGCTGACATTGCTTTAGAAAATGGATTTCTTTTAGATGTGTCTCAAAGACTTGGTACTTCAACATCACAAATTTCTAAAGAAGTTAATGACTATTTATATGCTAAACACGCTTTAGCTTATAACAAAAATAATTTTGGTAAATTTGGCGAAGATGGAGCGGCAGGTATTAGTACAGAAAAAGCTCAAAAGATAGTAAGTAATTTTGAAGCCGCAGGTAAAGATAAGACATATGACTTTAGTATAAAGGTACGTAAGGATTTATCTAAACAGATATTAGATACCTTAGAGGATGGACAACTAATATCAAAAGCTGAAGCTACAAAACTTAGAAAAGACGCACCTGACTATGTACCACTTAATCGTATAATGCGTGAAGATCCATTAGATGATGTAGGTGAATTTATCCAAGGGTCATTTGCCTCTAAGTATGAAACTACATCTACAGGAATACGCAGAGCACGTGGATCTAATCGAGATGTAGCTGATATAAATCAAAATATTGTTAATAGTTTATCAGGTGCAATTAGAAGAGCTGAAGTTAATAAAGCAAACCTAGCATTTAAAAAATTAATTGATGCTAACCCAGAAGCATCAAAAGGTATTGCAAAAGTTAGACCCGTACAAAAAACATACCAAGAAGGTCTTGATCCTAAAACTGGAAAGAAAAAAAAGTTTCTTGTTGACGAAAAACCTGGTGAAGGTGTTTTAAGCGTTTTCGTAGAGGGTAAAAAAATGCTTGTAGACTTTGATGACAACTTTAAGGGAGTTGCAGCTGCAATGAAAGGCTTAAACAGAAAGCAAGTCAGCGATGTTATGAAATGGTCAATGGTTGCTAATAGATATTTGGGTGGATTATACACTAGATACAATCCTGAGTTTATGATTCCTAATTTAACTCGTGACCGCTCTGAAGCATTTGTAAATGCTATGGCAAAGATGGGGCCAACGAAAGTATTTGATTTAATCAATCCCGCGAAAATTACAGAGGATATGAATGTAATTCGTAGGAACTTGATGAACGCAGAAAAGTTTAGAGCAAACCCTAATTTGATGAACGAAAATGATTTGCTATACAAGCGATTTAAAGAAGCTGGAGGTAGCACAGGTGGATTGTCTATGACAACTATTGATGATCTTGAAGATAATATTGCAAAACTTGGGGCAAAGCTTACCGATGCACCTAAAGCTAAAGCCAAGAAATTAAATGATTTTATTAATGGTGTTAATGAAATATTTGAGGATTCGACTCGTTTTAGTACATTTAAAACAGCTATAAAAAATGGTGCAACAGATGAACAAGCAGCATATGCAGCACGAAAGAGTTCATTTGATCCAAGAGAACGTGGCTCTGAAACAGATAATTTAAAAGCTTTATATTTGTTTGTAAACCCAGCTATCCAAGGTGGTAAAAACTTTTTACGTAGTATGGATTTTAGAAAGCCTGGTGGGAGAAAAACATTTGCTGCAGTAATGGGTGGACTAGGAGCTACAGCTACGACACTTGATATACATAACTCAAGCATTGATCCTGAGTACAGAGAAAAAATTCCTCAGTGGAAACTAGATAAGCACCTTACACTTGTTACAGGAAAGAATGAAGATGGGACTTTAAAATATGTATCAGTGCCTATTGGATATTCTATGGTGCCATTTAAGATGGCTGCTGATATGGCAGTACAAATGTTTAAAGGTGGAGATGAAGTAAAAGATCTTGATAAACTTACCGAAAGATTTGCGAATAGTGTTATGGATTCATATAACCCAATAGGTGGTTCTCCAATACCTACACAACTTCGTCCTATCGTAGACTTACTTTCCAATCAAGATGGGCTAGGCAGAGACATTCGCCCTGAGTGGATGGAGACAATTAATATGGATCCGACAGAGAGATACTATGATTTTACGGCTGAAACATATGGAGGCGAACTTGCACTTGGATTAGCTGACTCATTGAAAGATATGGGATATGCAACTTCTCCAGAAAACATTAGATATTTATTCAATAACTATCTAGGTGGGCCAGGCAAGTTCTTTGATAGACTTGGGACAGTTACATCTAAATTATATAATGGAGAAAAAATAAATCTTCTTACCGAAGCTCCTATAGCACGAAGATTTTTTGGTCAAACATTTGTAGATGTATTTGAAAAACGCACAGGACGTATGGCTGACATTGACACATTAGACAAGCAAGCTAATACCAACTCTGTAAAAGCAGGTAGAATTGCACGTAAAGCGTTGAGAGAGATGAGAGATAATCCTAGTAGACTTGATTCAATATTGCAGACAACTTTGAGAAATAATCCTGATATGCAAGAATCTTTGTTGAGACGTATACAAAAAGGACTCAAGGATGAAGCTCGTGGACTAACCTATGTGGATCGTGCAGCTAAGAGATTGCCAGTAGAGCAAAGAGCTCAATATATTTTTGGGCAACTTCAAGAACAACCTGATGATCTTGCTAGAAGAAAATTAATTCGTGAATTAATTGGTAAAGGTGTAGCAACAAAATCTGTGCTAAAAGAATTACTACAATTACAAGGTCAGTAGTCCCAATCTGAATCGCCAAACAATTCGTAAGGCTGCTCAAGCCATTCCTTGTCCCACGTAGTATTTGATGCTACTTTCCAATGAGGTGGTTTCTTTATTGCTTCGTTTGTAGATAATGATTCGGGTATCCATTTCAAACGATTATTTGGATAAATAGCGATCTGACCATTCTTCAAACGAACTACATTCATTTCTTTGTGTTCATCTAGTAAGTCAGAGTCCCCTACATCTAAATATCCTAGACTTTGTTTCTCTGGCAAGCAGTCAATAGTAAACCAATAATTACCTTCAACGTGCTCTCCTTCGCCAAGGTATACCAACATAGGCACGTCTGCTAGTTGAGCCTTGTGAAATAATTCTATGTCGCTAGAAAGGCATTCCCACATCTGTATTTCTGTCAGTGGCAAGGGATCATTCTCCTCAGGTAGCTTCCAATAAATACAATCAGGTTTTACTTTGTCGTAACAAGCGCAGAACTCATCTACCCATACTTGAAAACAAAAGGGTCTGCCGCGTAATGCTCTTACTGATACTAACCAAGCTTCTTGAAACTCATTAGGCGATCCACCCCAGGCATCTTTACGTACGTGGATTCGGGCTTTTGGTAAATTTATGTTACGTGGCATTTAAAAAAAATGCCTCCGCTGGTGTAGATAGAACCAGCAGAGGACTTGCTTGCATTTAACCAAGGAATTATATAGGCCGAAATAAAGCCCGCTGCAGATTACTCATACCGCTCACCTTGAAAGTCATACTATTATTGTAACACTATCGCTTGTATCCAAATATCCTACTTGTTTTAAAGTCATCTCTCCGTTTTTTTTGTTAGGTAATTCACTGGATATTGGAGCATCAATCATTTCAAAATTAAAGTTATAATTAGAGCGTATAAGTTTAGAAACATTCCAAATATATATAACGCCTAAAGCCTCTGTAACATATACAAAATCTTTATTTACACTATCTGCAAGCTTTTTGTTTCTGTCAAGTTTTTTGTACTCAATAATCCAATTAGGATAGTTAGTTTTTCTACTTTTGAACTCAAGTAAATACTTATCATTCTCGTAATCAAAATAAGAAAACTCGTCAGTTGCTTTACGTAACTTACTCATCTTGGGATAATGATTCATTATTACACTAGCTATCTCTTGTTCTGTCATTTAAATCGTCCTATGCAATGGTAAAATTGTAAGTATCCGCCAATGCCGCGTTCTCCTTCGCGATTCTTGGCTATGTTATATTGAAGTTCAGTGTAAGGCCCTTTCTCATCGTGGCTCTTAGCTCTTTCTATATCGCCATTCTTTGGCCATAAAAGCAAGACTATATCTGCATCATTTTCAATATCGCCTGAATCTTTTAAGTCATAGATACTTAAACCAGTTTCGCGTTTAGCTCCATCTCGATTTACTTGTGATAATAAAAGTATAGCTACATTTAATTCCAATGCTAGTTGTTTTATCTGATGAGATATATCTGCAATACCCTCAGTCTTACTAGATGCTTTGGATGACCAAGGTATCAATTGTAGATAATCAATTACAATAAGTTTGATACCGTGCTTGCGAACTAAATGTCTAGCCTTTGATGCTAAATCTTTTGGCCCCTTGACAGTGTGTATTGTATATAAAGGCACTTCAGATAACTCATCTAAAGCTTGGTTCACTCTTGCGAGTTTATCTTCAGCCATTACTTGCTCTTGAATTTGCTTCAAATTTGCCCCTGCAAGGGCTTGTGTCATCCTCTTGAGTATTTGCTTACGTGGCATCTCCAAAGAGAACACAAGGGTAGGTATCGCAGCGTTATTGACTGTTTTCAAAGCAATGAATAACGCAAGTGCTGACTTGCCGCAAGATGTGGGCGCAGACATTGTAAAAACTTCTCCTAATCCTATGCCACCATTGCCAAGCATTGAATCAAGTTGTGGCAAATGTGTACTCACAACATCAGTTGTGTACTCCCCAGCCATCATCTTTTTAAAGTCATTTTTTAATTCACTTGCTGTATTCTTGACTGATAGATCTTCTGTCTCTGGTACTATTGTTGTCAAGGCTGAGTCCACCCTGGCTTTGAGTACGTCGGAGCTTACAGTCTCGTTTGAGGCATCTTCCGCAGCAGTGTAAAATGTTCGTCGTAGTTTTCGTAAGTTAGATTTTTCTCTGACAATGTTCGCGTAGTAGTTGGCTTGTGCGGAGGTTTCTGATTTGCTTAATATCTCACAGATCCCAACAGCCCCATCAACTTCATCAAGGCAATCTATGGACTTAACGTATTCCATTATGGAAACGTTGTCGATTGGGGTAGAGCCTTGGCTTAAATTACTTATAGCTTGGAAAAGCAGCTTGTGTTTGTAGAAATAGAAATCGTCCTCTGTAATATTTTTAAGGGAATCGTAGACTTTTGACGTTCCATCTACACAACAACAAGCAATTAACTTTTCTTCTGCTTCTTTACTTACTGGTTCGACTGAGTCTATCATTCTCTTTTTTGAGCTGATCAGTCAAAACATTCAAGCACTGTCCTAGAAATCTAAAACGATCTCTGTTATCTTTACCTATTTCTTTCATATTTATTTGATTATATGCGTTTAGTGATACTTCTGTGGCTTCTTGAATTGTATTGTACATATTATGTTTACTCCTAAGTTATTGTTGATAGACCTCCCCTTCCTGGGAAGAGGAGAATCATACCATACAATACCTGTTTCACTTGTCTCTTTCGAGCATCCCTATGGCTATCAATGAGTAACCAACGAGATCCCGAAAAATATCACGAGCGGTATCTCCGTGATCATTCACGGAAAGTTTACCGTCTCTACAAAATGCTTTCAATCTTTGAAACTTATCTGCCATCCGAACACTGAGTCCAACCAAAGGTTGTACCCCAAATTCTTCAGAACCGTCAAAGTTCGCAAATGGATTGTCACATTCGTTTCCCCCTGTATAATCAGAGTTCTTGTTGCCAGTTAATTCCAAAATGATTTCAACTTCTTCGCGGCGAAACGCATCCCACCAATCTTTGTTGTAGCCATTTGAGAATATCTCTTCGTCTATTTTCATTTAAAACGGATCCGAGTCGTTAGCAACAACTTGTGAGGGAGCTTTGGGTGCAGCTGCCACTTTAGGATCAACTGCCAAAGAGAGGAATGCAGTGCCTTTTTTAGACTGCTTCTTCCATCCCTTGATGTAGTACTCTTTACCGTCGACTTCAATGTTTCCACGATAGTCAGGGTGCGAGTCTTTTTCTTTGCGGTCATTCTTAAATAGAACTCCGCTGTTATTGTTATCGTATTCCATACTAAATTTTAAATCTACTTGGTGCTATATATGCTGTGCCTTTTCGTGTAATAGATAAAGGCGGCAACATAACTTCTTCGTACGTTTCTTTTGGATCGTGCATTTTTATAAACTCATCTGAGTAAACAATTGCCTCAGCTTCAGCGTAATCACAAGCGATGACATTGTAGACTGACTGATGTGGATCAATTACAACCTCAAATACATCATAGTGACTATGCTCTAAAAAATCGTCAATAGCTTTACTCATTAGAAATCTAAGTCTTGTGATTTACTTTTACCGTGATCGTTTGTTGCATCGGGATCTTTTGTATCATCAATGCAGAACAAACCATTCAACGCATACTTGCGAGCATATGAACTAGCGGCACCCGTTATTTGTGCATCGTCCATACCTTTTTTGTTCTCAGCTTCACGAGCGAAACCTTGAACACCAGCGATAGCCTCACCAGTCTCTGCGTCCCACAAACTTGCGATTGCTTTAACATATACACGTCCACCAATCTCTTCAATCTCGTCAGAGATTGTGAGAACAGCTCCGTACTTTTTCAAAAGAGGTTTAACTGCCTCTTGTATTCCTTCTGCGGATCTGTAAGAGTATCCCCCGAATTTGTTTGTCAGACTTTTTGGAGCTCTTAGCTCCGCCTGAATTTGTAGTAGTATTGTCTTGTTCATAAAATTCTTTTAATAACTTTTTAAATGCCTTAACTCGTTTACTAATGTTGTTATAACTATCTATCTCTGAGTGACTTGCACCTAGTAAATGTAATAAGAAACATTGGTCATCTTTGAGTAAATTGTTTTTGAAGCGACTTGTCAACTGATTTAATCCAACTGGGTGTAATATTTTTGAATCATCTTTTCTAAGATAAGCGGCAATGTTTTCTAATACATTGGGAAGTTCATAGGGATCGCCTTTACACATTGATGTATGTATGTTTTCTATTTTGCCTATCAAGGTATTAGCTTGCCGACTTATGACTCCGCGAACTTCTCCACTTAAATGATCGTGATCAACAACCCAATCATTTGTTTTTGT